GTAGCAAGAGACAAATTTGTATTACACAAAGACCTAAAGACTCGCTTAACTAGATTACTCTCCAGTAACTGAAACGAACAAGCAAAAGCAGTAGCTCAAGACATTCTAAATCTTAAGTATGTTCCTTTAGAAGGTAAGTACTGTAACTACCTAGGTTTATCTCAAGCGGACTATACTAAGATTTCTTATCTAGATAAGGATCGTGAAGAAAGACTTGCAGGACAAGAAACTACAATGGAGATGATTCGTCCTGGAACTGTTGCTAAATTTTATTTACAGAGAAGTAGACGTAGAAGCAGAGAACAAACTTTAGATGATTCTACAGCACAACAGATGATGATAGTATTTACCTTAAAGTTGACTGCAAGACATCTAGGCGATAGATTGTATCCAATTGACCGTACAGAAGACGCTGATGTACATTTTATTCAAGAATTCTGGGACGATTCTCCAACTAAAACTTATTCTTTTAGTTTTAAAAACACTTATCTTTCACATGAAGCAGGAACATTACGTATTCAAAACTCAAGAACTAGAGGATCAGGTTGTTTTACTTTAGGTAGTAGTGGTGTTATTCTATCAGGACACAACTGGGAAAGACTCTTAGCAGTAGAATTTGAGAACACTTCAATGACTGTTAAAGAAGTATGGAACTTTAAAAAACGTTATCACACTTCCATAGGTAAGATTGTACGTAGGTTATTTGCAGACAAGTACTCAGATAGAGAGGTTACTGCATTTGCAGAAGCATATGCCTCTTTGATTACTGTCTCCAATCCTTTGTATGAGTTTCAAATTATTGAAGGAGAAGATATTAAAGATGCTTACCACGAGAATAACTACTATCAACATTCAGGTACCTTAGGTAACTCTTGTATGCGCTATCACAACTGTAGGAATTATTTCCAAATCTACACTAAGTACCCAGAAAAAGTAAAGATGGCTGTACTTAAAAGATCAGGTAAGATTGCTGCTCGTTCTATTATGTGGAACATCGAAGGTAAGTTTATGTTTGACCGTATTTATTATTCAACTGACGAGACTCAAAACCTACTTAAAAACACACTAATAGGAGCTGGTTATGAAACTTTATTTCAATCAAATAGGAACTTCTCCTTAAACATTGACTTAACAGGTATCAATCAGTTTCCTTATGTAGACACTCTTTGTAACTACGATCCTCATAGAATGCTTCTGACAAACCAACATCTTAGCAGTGAGTATTGGCAGTTTAGATCTACAGGAGGTTGCTATAGTCCTTACATGTAGATCTCTTAGACTAAATAATGGAGAGTATGCTCATATAAATGACGAACAACTTAGAGAGTATGAAAATAATTTCGGATACTTTATCCTAGATGAAGACTTTTACTTTACAGACGGAAGTCGTTTCTATCACAAGAAAGATCCAAACATTCCTGAAGACGCTTATGACTCTCAGGAAGCTGACAGAAGAGCACAAGAAGAACTTCAAAGAGCAATAGCAGAAAACATTGCTAGAGCAGAAGCACAGGCACTTGCTCAAGCAGAAAGTGGTTATACACTAATTACAAGTAATTCTGTAACAAGTAATACTTTTTCATTTAATAATGTTGCGTCTATAACCTATCTTAATTCTACTGGTTTAGGTATAAACATGCATGGATCTTTATTATCTTCATCACTAGCACAGATTAACGAAACAGTCGAAGAAGAAGTAGAATTAGAACCAGAAGAAATGGAGGAAGATCTACAAGATGAACAACAATTCCTTATTTAAAAAACAAACTAAAATAAAACAAAAATGACAAAATCTTATGTTAGCAGTTACGTTAACCGACTAGAAAGTATAGACCACACTATTAAAGGAGATTTCCCCGTAGATTTTGATCTATTGTTTGATATCATGTATCAACAAAGCCCTACTTATCAACCAGAAATGGAAAGACTAAAGAAAGATTGGCTTGTAGAATTGATTTCTAAGATAGAAGGTGTAACAGTAATAGAAAAGGGAGGGAATATCTATTGCACTAAAGGAGAAGCTGAATTCTACCCTACTATCGTAGGTCACTATGACACAGCTCAAGATTACCATGTAGGTATGCGTATCTATAAAACAGATAAGTGGATTTTTGGCTTTGATGATGCAACAGGTGAACAATGTGGCTTAGGTCTCGATGATTCCGTAGGTGTATGCTTTGCTATCCAAATGCTTAAGATGATGCCTGTATGTAAGGTTTTCTTGCCTTATGGCGAGGAACGAGGAATTGTAGGTACTAACTGCTGTGATATGTCATTCTTTGACAACTCACTAGTAGTTACTCAGCTAGATCGTAGGTCTTACACTAATGACTTTATTAAGTTTACTAATGGAGTTCAGACTTTTAGTCACGATCATTATGAACTAATCGAGCCTTTGATGGAGAAATATGGTTACACTATAAACTCAGGTACAGCAACTGATGTCGGTGGTCTACGTAAAAGAGGTCTTAAAGTTTCTTCACATAACTTATCATGTGGTTACTTTAACGAGCACTCAGATACCGAGATAGCTAGTGTAGGTCTTCTTATCAACGCTTTTAGCTTTGCTTATGAAATGCTTACTATGCTTGCTGAAAGGAACATTCCTCTTACATTTCCCATATACTCTAGGGCAGAACTTCCCTACGGAGGATCTAAAGTTAAATCTACATCTACTCCTCTTGGTTATGGTGGTCGTCAAATTCATATGTTTGATGCTGACGATGATGATGGTCATTGGTATTATGATGCAGTAGTTGGAGACTGGGTAAAACCTAAACCTAAAATTATAGATCCTTTTGAGCCGTCAGCTTCTACTGGATCTAAAGTAGGTAAACAATCTACTTATTGGAGCAGAGAAATGCCTTCTGAAATGATAGATGAAGCAGAACTAGAAAAAGACAAAGAGTATGAAACGTACAATGAGTGGATTATGGAATGCTACCCTGAGTACACAGATCCAAAAATCAGAGAGGAACTTAAGTCTTATTCTGTTTTCTTCCCTACAGTTAAAGAAATAAGTCAAGATTTACTTGATGAAATGATTATGGATGACATCTGCCCTCATTGTTATGATGAAAGTGGCTTAGTAATTACTAATGATCTTTTACTACACACTTGTTGTCATGCTTGTGAAAGTGTATTTAATGTAGTTGCGGAAGACCAAGATTACGTAGAATCTAAGATTCAAGAGTGTGTGAAAAGAAAAATTGATTTCCAAGAAATAGCAGACATGTAAATGACAGAAATAGAACACTATGGAGATAGCCTGGAGTCACATCCAGGCTTTCTTTTTATGAAAAAAATGTGGTTGGAAGACCAAATTGACTTGGAAAAAGAGGAAGATTCGCTTATCTTTGTAGACCCGCCTAAGATTAATTCAAAAGAAATATTTGCAGGTGTAAACTTTAATTTAATAAAAGAAACAGATGAAAAAGACATTCTACGAAGTACTATGGGCACTAGCCAAACAGGAGAAGATGATCGAGAGATGGATTTACGAAGAAAAACTTCTGTTTAATGGAACAACTTACAGTTGGACTCCTAAAGCACTACAAGATCTTGATGTAACTGAGTCTGTTGGTGAACTATCTGCTCTTGAGAAATTAAAGACTACACACATAAACACTGCTCCTAATAGAGACTTAAGTATTCCTCCTACATGGTTGGCTGACTTTATTTCTAAGTTCAGTGCTAAGAATCTAGGAGTATCAAAATCCTCTAATTATGAACTTTGAAAAGTTAATAAGTCAGATTGAGGGTAACAAGATTATCAAAGAGACAGGTGGCTTAACAGCTATCCCTCCTCCATTTCCTCGTTTATCAGAACATTATGGAGGATTTACTAAAGGTTCTATTACTTGTTTAACTGCTGCTTCAGGTGTAGGTAAGTCAAAGTTTGCTAAATACATGACTATCCTTAACATCATGAAGAAGACACAGAACACAAACATAGTTCCTAAGATCTTTTATTTTGCCTTAGAGGAAAGTGCTACAGACTTTTGGCTATCGTTCCTATCTATGTATATGTATGAGAAACACCGTATTACAATCAGTGTATCTCAACTTAAATCAGTAGGTAATTATACTTTAAGTAGCGAACTATTAGAAAAGGTAAAGCAAGGAGAGAAGTTCATCAACACACTAGAAAGATCAGTAGAGGTAGTTGACTATATCAGAAATCCCACAGGTATGGCTAAGTACGTAAAAGCGTACTTCGAGAATCCTGAAATAGGAGAATACACAAACGTTTGACTTTATGATTAAGGATTATGTCCTTGATATATTCTCTAAGCGTTTTAAGATGATTAATGTAATCGTCCACCAACAAACACCAGCTTCAGAAAAGCAAACCTACACTTACAAAGGTCAACTTATGGAAGAGAAGCTAGAACCCTCAATGGAGGAGCTTCACATCAATAAGGGTGTACACCAAGACTACGAAGTAGTAATAGGTTTGTTTAGTCCTGCTAGATACAACATAGCTACTCATAATGGCTACGATGTATCATTACTCGGTAACCACTACAGATCTCTTAAATTCCTAAAAGATAGATACTTTGGCTTAGAAAATTCAAGCATCGGTCTATACTTTAATGGAGCTAACGGAGAATTTGAAGAGTTACCTAGACCCCAAGAGATGAATAGCCCTACAGCTAATCACTATGAGAATTTTTTAAGAAAAGCAAAAAACTAAAATGATCGAAGAAGAAAAGAACCCCTATTTAGTACAACTCATACGGAAGATGTGTGAAGTAATCAACGTAGATTACGAAACTATAGACTTCCAAGAAGACGGATGGTATGACAAACATACCTGGACAGAAAAACAAGAGAACGAATACATTGTATGGATGTCAGAAGAGCTTTTTAACAACGAAGCTATGCGAGAAGAACTGTTAGAAGATCCTGAGAAAAGTATTATGAATTGCTTCCGAGCAGCAGTACACTTTGTAGCCAACTTTGGTTGGGATACATTAGGTGATATTGTAGACAACATAGAAGAAAACAAAGTAAAATAAAATAAAAATATGTCATCAAAACTAATCGCTATTGTAGGTCCTTCAGGTACAGGTAAATCTACCTCTATTAGGACTCTAGACCCAAAAGAAACCTTTATTATTAACGTAGCACGGAAAGAATTGCCTTTCAAAGGAGCTGAGAAACTCTACAACCTAGAATCTAAAAATTACATGGAAGTAGACGACATCAACCAAATCACTACTTTGTTACAACAGATTAGCGAGAAAGCACCACACATTAAAAACATCGTAATGGATGATGCTATCTACTCTATGTCATTCCTTATGATGAAGAAAGCTAACGAAGTAGGCTTTGGTAAGTTTGTTAACTTGGCTAAAGACGTAACTAACATGCTTACTACTGCTCGTAAGCTTCGTAATGATCTTAAAGTATTCTACATCACTCACAGCGAGACAATTGAGGATGATGGACATATCGTAGGTCAGAAGATTAAGACTATCGGTAAAGCATTAGACAACCAAATTGTTCTCGAAGGATTGTTTACAATCGCCCTTTATACTCACGTAGGTGAAGATAAAGACGAGAATGCAACTTATCATTTTGTGACTAACCGTTTCCGCAACTATCCTGCTAAGAGCCCAATGGATATGTTCTCAGAAACCTTAATCCCTAATGATCTTAATTTAGTATGTCAGTCTATTGACTCTTATTACACAGAAGAAGTAACCAAAACAAAATAAAAACAACAAAAAGAAAAATTATGAAATTCGACGAATTAGAAACCAGAGAGCCTTCATCAGGCAAAAAGATGTACACAGGATTTGCTCCTATCCAAATTGTAGCTGTTAACCCTAACACTAAAACACTTGCTGCTTTGTTAGGTATTGACGAAGACAAAGTAAAAGAGCCTAACTATGACGGTGAAAACGGAATGCGTTTAGACTTTTGGTATGTAAACCATCCTGATTTTAAAACAGACTTACGTGGTAAGTTTTCTTTGTGGGTAAACAATGATACTCGTACTTCTCAAGCAGGTAAGAAACAGTTCATTGACAATTATACTAGGACTTCTTGGGCTGAGAACTTGGCTGCTTTAAGTGAAGCACAAGCATCTTTGGATCCTTCTCGTAGAATGGACCTTAAGAGTGTTCGTGAAGCTAAAGGTGGAGAAGAAACTGTATACTCTTTATTGAAGGCTTATGGTAATATCTCTCCTAAAGAAAAGCCATTTGTATTGGATTCTTGGAATTCTATTGCAAAAGGTAAGGGTAATGAGTTGGTAGATTTCTTTGCTCACTTTAACAAAGCCAACATGGGTGTTAAAGTTCTCTTAGGAATTAAAGACGACAAGTACCAAGATGTATGTACTAAAGTATTTGTAAACGTAAACAGTAAAATTACTGACTACGTAGCTAAGCAAGTTACTGGTGAGTATGGATTTAAGAGTTTCTACGGAAACTTTGACTTTAAAGAGTTTACAGAAAACAATGCACCTGCCGCTAACGAGGTAGAAAGTCCCTTTGCTAGTGATATGATGTCATGGGAAAAGAGCGATGTAGCTACTGCTCCTATTAGCGAAGATGCAGATAGCTTGTTTTAATTCTAACTAACTGTTTCAATTTTAAGAAAAGGGGTTACATTTGTAGCCCCTTTTTCTTTTAAAAACCTTCCTTATGGATCTGACAAGTATAGAAATTAGACCTAACGTACAAACTCTGTACAAGTTGCTAGGTCAAGAACAACTCATGGAGTTCTACTTCGGAGAAAAGATTAACTTTAGAAACAAGTACAAGAATCCTTTCAGATCTGATAAGCATGCAACATGTTTCTTTAAGTGGAGTCAAGGTGGTAATCTTTATTTTATAGATTACGCTACTGAGAAAATCCACTACAACTGTATAGACATAGCTCAAATGAGAACTGGCTACGAGTATCCAGACATTCTCTATAAGATTGAGTCTGACTTCCAACTTAAGAACTTTAGCCTAGAAGATAGGTTAGGTCTTAAAATAGAAGTCGATAGTCTTAAAACAGTTAAACCAGCAGAGGTAAAGCCAGCTTCTATCAAAGTTAAACTTACTCGTTTTACACAAAAAGACTTAGAGTATTGGGCACAGTTCGGAGTAACTCCGAGTATCCTTAAGTTTTTTGACATAAGCAGAGTAGACAAAGCTTGGATAGCTGATAACATCTGGTACATTAATAATGACTTTGATCCTTGCTATCGCTACAAAGAAAAAGATAAGTTTAAATTATACCGTCCTTTTGCAGAAAAGAGAGTAAAGTTTAGAACTAATTTCTTTGGAGGTATGCTAGAAGGATACACACAACTCCCTCACAAAGGAAGTATCCTAGTCATTACTAAAGGTACTAAGGATGTTATGACCTTACACTCTATTGGAGTTAATGCAGTTGCAGTAAGAAGCGAGACTACACCTATATCGGAAAATGCCTATGAATTGCTTAGAGCAAGATTCGATAACATATATGTGTGGTTTGATGCAGATAGAGCAGGTATAGAAGGCTCACAGAAGATATCAGAGATGTACGACATACCTGTACTATACCATCATGCAAGTCTAGGTAAGGACATTAGTGACATTTATAAAGAACACGGAAAAGATAAATTAATAAAATTATGCCAAGAGTTAAAGATATTGTAAACGAAGCTTTAGAAATTGTGTTCGCAAAACTCAAAATAGAACCTCTTATGCAAGAGAGTCTATTGAATACAGTAAATTTAAAATCTAAAAACAAAGAGTTCTATCAAAGAAGGATTAATATAATCGATCCTGAAGAGTATGCAAGAAAGAAAAAACTAGCACAAGAAAAAGCTCAGATGGTTAAAGTAAATCTAGCTAAGTTTACAGACTTTGAGCAGACTATTATAAAGATAGTTTGTAACGTCAATAGAATCAGTGTAGAAGAGTTTGTTAAACTAAGCAGAAAGAGAGAGTATGTAGAAGCTAGATTTCAGTTTGCTGCTGTTTTACTTATTCAATTTCACTACACATATACCAAAGTAGGTAACTTACTAGGCAAAGATCACTCTACAATCATTCATTCGATTAGACAGCATACTGACTTCTACGATGTAATGAACAGCTATAAGGTAAGATATAATCAAATCCTTAACATGGTAGATGATGTTTTTCCTGGTATGATGAATACAGAGATTAGAGCTAATGTTATTGTAGAAACTTTAGATAGTAGCAGAAGACGTAAACGTAGAAAAGAGATTAATGAAAAAATTAGTAAATATTCCAGATGATTGGTATTTACACCTAAGAGATACAATAGAGAGTCCATATTTTAAAAGCCTTGGGGGTTTCATTGCTAAGGAAAGACAAACTAAGTCTATTCTTCCTTACAAAGATGAAGTCTTCAAGGCTTTTAATTTAACCCCTTTTCAGAAAGTAAGAGTGGTTATCTTAGGTATGGATCCGTATCCAGGTAGATACAAAGGAGAACCTACAGCACATGGCTTAGCTTTCAGTCCTAGAAATAAAGATCAAGTTCCTCCTTCTTTAAGGGTTATGTATAACAAGATTAAAGAAGATGTTTATCCAGACGAACTAACATTCCCTATTGACATGGACCTAGAAGCATGGGCTAAGCAAGGAGTTCTCTTAATTAACGCAGCTTTAACTATTGAAGAAGGTAAGTCAGGTTCTCACCTAACTCACTGGAATCAGTTTACAGAAGCTGTATTTAAAACTTTAGACGACAATACCACAGGACTTATCTTTTGTTTCTGGGGTAAAGACGCTTTAAAGTTTGCTCCTTTGATTGATGATAACTTTCATCACATCTTAGTTGCACCTCATCCTGCAGCCGCTTTATACGCTGGAGGTAAGTGGAATTGTGACCACTTTAAAAGAATAAACGAAATACTAATGGCCAACAACGGAGAACAGATTGATTGGCTACAAAACTTAAAATAAACTAAATATGAATTGGCAAGACTTCGAGACATTAAGTCATTTAGAATTTAAATCTAAATTAATAGAACACTTTACTGAAAGAGTAAAACAAACCAAACTAATGGAACAAAGCACCGAGTACGAATATTGTGAAGTACAAGGTAGAATTAAAGAATTAGAAGAACTACAAAACTTTATTGAAACATTTAAAAGACCAGCATTATGAACAAACAACAATTATTAGAAAGCTCCAGAACTAACTGGACAGTAGACAAACGTGAACTAGTAGGTCCTAATGGAGAACCTACTCCTGCTTTTGGTATCTTTAGAGGAGATACTAACAAGTGTTTAGGTATCGTAGGATCTAAATATGTTCCTACACAGAATGAAGAAATCTTAGATATGCTTTTAGAAGCTGCTGCTAGGGTTAATATCTCAGGAGAAAGAGGTGGTTTCTTAGGAGACGGCCAGAAAGTATACTATCAATTCCCTCTAACTGATGTTACTATTGGTGGATCTGACAATAAGAGGTTTCTTACAGCCCTTACTTCACACGATGGTAGCGCTCCTATTGGCTTCGGAGCAACCAATGTGACAGTTGTATGTGCTAACACGTTTTACATGGCTCTAAGAGACTCTCAGAGGGTAAGACATACTAAGAACTCTCACGGAAGATTAGCGATTATCATCTCTCAATTACAAAACTCCCTTACTCAAGAAGAGCAGTTTGTTGAGAAGTTAATTGAGTTGAGTAAAATTAACATTCCTGAGGTAGTTACAGACGAGTTTATCGTAGGTATTATTGGAGGTGATGGAGAAGCTTCTCGTACTAAAAATCGTATCCTAGATTTCAGACAAGCTATCGCTACTGAGTATAACACTCATGGTAACACAGCTTATGCTTTGTTTAATGCTACTACTCGTTTCACTAATTATATGATGGGACACAAGAGTATAGAGCATAAGCGTGAGTCTTTGATCCACGGAACAGCTTACAACATCAACAACAGAGGCTTAGAATTAATTTCTGAAACCTACACTCCTTTATACACACCAGAGTTATCTGAGTTATCTGAATTATCTTTGTAATTCTCTTGCATGCCAAAAAAGATTAGGGGGTCAACAGATCCCCTTTTCTTTTGTTTATATTTGTACACCATGTTAAAGAGAACAATCAAGAAAGTTCCTGTAAAAGGAAACCCCGAAGAAAAAGACTTGCAAAAGCCTTGCTCTGAGTGCGGTAAAGTAAAAGCTATCGCCAACAAGACTAAGAGACTTTGTGCAGGATGCGTAGTAAAAGAAAAGAAAGCTAAGCAGAAAGTCCGCAAAGAGATTAAAAGAAAGATCAAGCAAGAAACCATTACTCAAACCAAGTTAGATCAAATAACATCATGGTTAGTAAGAGGTGCACACATTAATAAGTGTCATGCTTGTGAGATTACTCTAGATCCTAAAGGACTTCAGTGTGCTCACTTTGTAGGTAGAACTAAAGTATCTACTCGTTACCACTTAACTAACTTATTACCCGCTTGTCCTAAGTGTAATCTTTATACCCCTCATCACGTATGGAACTTAGGTAAGTCCCTAAATAAGATATGGGGAGAAGATACCACAGAAGACATGCTACAACTTTCGAATAAGATTCTTAAGTTAAGTAACCACGATAGAAAACTTATCTACGATGTGTACAGAACTTGCCTTACAGATATTGAACAAGGCAACTACTCACAAGAGCAGAAGTACGAAAAGCTTAAACAAGCTTTAAATGATTATAACAAGATAGTAGGACCCATTTTAAAATGATATATCTAGTTACAAAACAAGATATCTTCTTACCCGACATTACCCTTACTACAGTACAAGACTCCCTCGAATACTTAAACAAGTTAGAGTGGATAGGTTTGGACACAGAGACCTCAGGTTTCGATCCTTACACTACTAAACTATATACTCTTCAGTTAGGAGATAACGATGTTCAATACGTAATAGACTTAACTACGATTGACATTAACGAATACAAAGAGTTGTTAGAGACTAAGGGTCTTATTGGTCATAACTTAAAGTTTGACCTAAGATTCCTTTATCATTATAGGGTAATTCCAACAAAGGTATATGATACCTTCTTAGGAGAAAAAACATCTCGCCTAGGTATAGAAAGCCATAGATGCTCACTTGCTGCTTGTGTACTACGTCATTGTGGAATCATACTAAGCAAAGAAGAGCGTCTAAATATTACAGGTAGACTTACTGAAGGTTTCGTAAAGTACTCTGCGTATGACGTAAAGTATCTACACGAATTAAAGGACAAACAAGAATTCTTACAGCTAGCAGATGGTACCTCAGTGTCTATTGAATTGGACAATAAGTTTGTATTAGTACTAGCTTATATCGAGTATTCAGGAATGAGACTAGACGTAGAGCAATGGACAGCTAAGATAAATAAAGTACAGACCATAGCAGATGAAGCTGAAGCACAGTTAAATCAATTCATCCTAGATAATAAGATGGAAAAGTTTATCGACTCTCAACTCGATCTCTTCTCTTCTTCGACTAAGGTTAATGTGAATTGGAACTCACCTTCACAAGTTGTGGATTTCTTTCAGGCATTAGGTGTAAATACCAAAGTAGTAGAGAAAGGAAAGACTAAAGACACCATTGAAGCTAACCATCTAGTAAAATACAGCTCAAAATACCCCATTATTGAGCTCTATTTAAAGTTTAAGGGAGCTCAAAAAGACATAGGTACTTACGGACAGAACTGGATAGACCAAATTAATCCAGTAAGCGGAAGAATCCACACACAGTTTAAGCAGTTGATGAACACAGGACGCTTATCTAGTGGTGGTAAATCAGGAGACGTAAAGAACTTTAACTTTCAGAACATTCCCTCAGACCAAGAAACTAGATCTTGCTTTGTAGCATCAGAAGGAAACACTCTAGTAGGTTGTGACTATACAGGCCAAGAACAAATTGTATTAGTTAACAAGTGTCTAGATAAAAACCTCTTAGAGTTCTATGATAATGACTTGGGTGATATGCACAGCTTTATTGCGAGCAAGATGTATCCTGAGTTAGATGGTATGGATCTTAATGACATCAAAAAGAAACACAAGGATAAGCGTCAATCAGCTAAGGTTGCAGGCTTTGCTATCAACTATGGTGGCTCAGGTATTGGTATTGCAGATCAACTAGGACTTAGTGTAGATCAAGGTCAGTATATCTATGATGCATACTTTAGAGCTTTCCCTGGACTTAAAGCGTATTTTGATGAAACAAAAAAGTTTGGTGTAGAGAATGGCTACGTTCTTATCTCACCTGTAACAGGTAAGAAGTCTTATGTAGATTACTACGATGAGTTTGTACAAATCAAGAACGAAATGACTAAAGATTTCTGGGATAGGTACAAACAACTTAAGAATAGTGATACACCTACAGCTAGAGAGATGAAAGAGAAGG